GGATGTGATCAACACAACCAGTTATTACCAGATGGAGCCATTGTCCCATGCAGACCATGATTCCTTTTATTACACAACACCAACGCCACAACAAAATCTGCCGACTTATTACACCTTCCAAGGGGTAGACACCAATGGCGATATTAAGGTCAAGTTTTGGCCTGTTCCCAATGCGGTATACAACATTCGATTCAGTTTGATTGTTCCAGAGGCAGATTTCTCAACAGACTCATCTACAACTCTTTTGGCGAAAGAACCCATTGTTTTGGGTGCGTATGCCAGGGCATTGATTGAGCGTGGCGAGGATGGTGGTATGAGCAGTTCTGAGGCTTATGCAATGTACAGATCATGTATGTCTGACCTGATAGCGTTGGAGTTGGCTAGATCGCCAGAGAATGATTCTTTTGAGGCGGTTTAATGGCACAGGCACTCCAAACCTTTAGTGTTCAAGCACCAGGCTTTTATGGCCTAAACACTCAAGACTCGCCTTTAACCTTAGAGGCGGGTTTTGCCTCGATTGCTACCAACTGCATCATTGACCAATATGGACGCATTGGCTCTAGAAAAGGATACTCACGGGTAAATTCCTCTTCTGGAAACTTAGGCGCAAATGATGTAAAAGTAATCCATGAGTTGGTTCAGCTTGATGGCACATTGACTGTGCTATTTGCTGGAAACAATAAGTTATTCAAATTGGATGGATCAAACGCCGTAGTTGAATTGACCTATGGTGGGGGCGGTACTGCGCCAACCATTACGGCCAGCAACTGGCAATGTGCATCTTTGAATGGAATAACTTATTTTTTTCAATCTGGTTATGACCCATTGATCTATGACCCTGCGGTAAGTACAACCACTTATAGACGGGTTTCTGAGAAAACTGGTTATACAGGCACAGTTCCAAAGGGAAACATTGCCATATCGGCATTTGGCCGTTTGTGGGTAGCTGATACCACCACAGACAATGCAACCATCACATTCTCTGATCTATTGGCGGGACACAATTGGACAGGTGGCACATCTGGATCATTGAATGTCGCCCAAGTCTGGCCAAACGGATCAGATCAGATCATGGGATTGGGCGCACACAATGGCTTTCTCATCATATTTGGCAAGCGTCAAATATTGGTGTATTCGAGTCCAACAACTCCATCATCATTGGCTTTGAGTGACTCTATTGGCAACATTGGTTGTATATCAAGAGATTCAATTGTCACCACTGCGGCAGACATAGTTTTCTTATCAAATTCTGGTGTTCGCAGTTTGATGCGTACCATCCAAGAGAAGTCAGCACCTTTGCGTGATTTGTCCAAAAATGTGCGTAATGATTTGATGAACTATGTTGCATCAGAAACTGCATCCAACATTAAGGCGGTTTATTCTGAGATCAATGCCTTCTATCTGTTAACCCTTCCAACTGCCAAGCAAGTTTATGTATTTGATACAAAGGCTGTATTGCAAGATGGGGCTTCTAGAGTTACTGTCTGGGATAGCATCGAGCCAACTGCTTTGTTGTCTCGCAGGAATGGTGATTTGCTGATTGGAAAAAATGGCTACATTGGAAAATATGGCACTTATTTAGATCATGCATCTACTTATCGTTTCCAGTATTACACCAACTATGCTGACCTGGGCGATCCAAATGTCACCTCTATCCTTAAAAGGATTGCAGTTGTTGTGATTGGTGGAACAAACCAAGGTTTTGTGATCAAGTGGGGATATGACTTTACTGGTCAGTATTACTCCAGCACAGTCAACATTGGAACTAGCACCATTGCTGAATATGGAATTGCTGAATATGGAGACAATGCAACGACAATTGCTTACTATTCAAATGGAATTCAATTAACAACTTTGATTGGACAAGCATCAGGTTTTGGAAAAGTTGTGCAAACTGGCTATGAGATTCAAATCAATGGTTCATCCATAAGCATCCAAAAGATTGAAATTCAAGCTAAACACGGAAAATTGGTTTAAGGAAATAACATGGCAAATTACACAAAAACCACCAACTTTGCAGCCAAAGATTCTCTTACCTCTGGTAATGCGTCTAAGGTTGTCAAAGGCTCTGAGATTGATACAGAGTTCACCAATATTCAAACTGCCATTGCATCTAAAGTTGATGGAACATTGACAAACTTTTCTTTTAGTGAAGCATCCAATGTTTTGTACATCTACAACTCATCAACTCCTGTTGCAAAGATTGATTCTTCTGGAAACCTAACTGTGATTGGCAACATCATTGCGAATGGATCAATGTAATGAAAGCATCAGACATCATCAAAGCAGATGCGGTCAAGAGGCAAGTTGACCCAAACAAAGCCTTGCAGACCATTGGCGGTTTGGTTAAAACCAAGTCTGCGGTTTTGATGCAGGAAAACAATTCTGTATTGCTGGTTAGAAAAATTGGCGATTCATCAGCAGAGATTCATTTGTTTACCCAAGATAACCCTACAACCTTGGCAAAATCAGTTATTGGTTTTGTGCGAAAAGGTAGAGGTCTAGGAATTAAAACTGTTTATGGCATGGCAGACAATCCACAAATTGTGGAATTGATGAAACGCATTGGAATAAATGTGCAGGCATCTGACATTCCAAAGTACAACTGGAAGGCAAATATATGAGAAATAGTTTTGCCCTATTAGGTATCCCAGACCTACCAATTAGGGGATTTCGCCATTTTGGTGATAGGAAGATTCAACCTCAAGGTGGTGTTTCTAGCGTTGTAGATACTGTTTCCGATACTGTCAGCAATGCGGTCAGTAGCGTTTCAGATGCCTTGGCGACTGTTGATGACACAGTAAATAGTGCTGTGCCTGGTGGTTGGGCAACTGTTGTATCTATTGCAGTTCCAGCAGCCGCACCTTATGTGCAGGCAGCCAATGTTCTTGATAAGGGTGGCACTCTTGAAGATGTGGCCAAGAACTATGTTATTGGCCAAGTTGGTGGTGAAGTAGGAGGCCAAGTCGCTGGTGAAACTGGTTCGGCCGTGGCAGGAAAGGTTGCAGCAGGCACTACTTCAGGTTTGCTAAGTGGTGCGACACCAGAGCAAGCATTAACAAGTGGGGCTTTTAATGCAGTCTCACCAACAGGTTTATTGAGCCAAGCAACATCAGATTTAACACCAAAAACAGTAGATACAACATCTACAACACCGACAACGGGAGCTACAACTATGGCAGACGATTACGCATACTATGGCAACAATACTTTGCCAGATGTTACAGGTGGCATGGGCAATTACGATACAGGCACTGCGCCTTACACACAGGCTCAGATTGATGCCATGACACCTCAGACCTACACAGGGACGGGTGCCAATCCTCAGTTGGATGCTGTAATTAAATCTATGTTGGCAGCTGGTGGTAGTGCGGCAACAACTGCACAGAACTTCCTTAAACAGAATCCTGGTCTTTTGTCTGGCGGTCTGAGTCTTACTGGCAATGTATTACAGACACAGGCAGACAAAGAGGCTGCACTCAAGGCAAAACAAGATTTGTTGGCCGCCACAGGTGCAGCAACTGCTGGCGCACAGTTCCGTCCAGTGGGAATTACCACTAGATTTGGTGCATCACAGTTCCAAATCGATCCAGCAACAGGCCAATTGGTCAGCGCAGGATATACGGCAGCACCTGAGATTACATCTGCCCAGAATCGCCTTTTAAGCCTTGGCGCAGGGTATTTGGCGCAGTCTCCAGAGGAAGTCGCCCAACAATATATGGCCAAGCAATATGATTTGCTCGATCCAAGTCGCCAAAGACAGTTGGCTGCCATTAGAAATCAAGCATACCAAACAGGCCGTGGTGGTTTGTCCGTGGGTTCAACTGGTTTGCGTCCAAGTGGCGCACAGGGTTTGATGGGTACTAATCCTGAGATGGAGGCGTACTACAACGCCCTGGCACAACAAGATGCACAGTTGGCTGCACAGGCTCAACAAGCAGGACAGCAACAAGTGACATTTGGCACAGGTCTATTTGGCCAGGCAGGCCAGTTAGAGCAATTGGCACAACAACCATTGACGATGGGTCAGACACTTGGAAGTGCTATCTCTGGTGCTGGTGCAAATGCAGGCCGTTTGGGACTTCTTGGAACTGGCGCAGCAGTTGACTATGGAGTGTCTAGAGCAGCCACAACAAACCCATTTGCAACTGTTTTGGGTGGAATGGGTAGTCCAACATCTACATTGGGTGCTGGTTTGACAAACTGGTTAACTTCTAATGCTCCAACAACAGCTGGAGTTGGCGCAGGCGGTGGAATAACTAGCCCATTGATGCAAAATCCTACATTTGACATTTATGGCAGTGGTAATGTGCCTCTTGGCTACGCAAACTATTAAGGGGAAACCAAATGGCAACAGAGAGCATAGTTAGTGGTTTGTTTGGTGTTACTCCTCAAATGTATGAGAGGCAACTCAACGAGCAGGCGTTAGCAGAAGGTCAACAGTTCGGCACAAGAGCAGGACTTTATGCGGCTGGCGCACAACTTGGCCGTGGAATTGGTGGCGCATTGGGTGTTGAAGACCCAATGTTGCAGAAGATTTCTGCACAAAACAAGATATTGCAAGGGTTGGATGTCACCAATCCCAATGCAATATCTGGCGCAATTGAGCAAGCAACGCAGGCTGGTATTCCTGAGTTAGCTTATAAGTTGGTTGCCTTGAGAGATGAGGCAACTGCTAGATCGCAGGCACAACAAGGTTTGCAGTTAAGTCGCATGGCGCAACAACTACTGCCACAAATCAAGAATCCTGATGGAACTATTAACGAGGAAGTCAAAAACCAGTTGATGGCAACTCCACAGGGTAGAGCAGCCATTTCTGAAATGGCCAAGGTTATCCCTGAT